TACTCGAACCAGAACCATTACAACCAGCAGTTAATGTTGGTGCGTTAGTGCCAGTGCTGGAGTAATCCATTAAGGCTAAGTTAGCCAATGACGGGACTGTAGCACCATTTACCCTGGAAAAATCAAACATACGATTTTGATTAAGCCCTGTTGACAATGGGGTGCCATTATTCTGAAATATATTCGTATAGCTATCAAAGCTATAAAAGGTAATATCTGAGGGCCATGTATTATTTATCGTATAGTCAAACAAAGCCGCAACAGCAGCGCCAACCCCAGTGGGATTACACTGGATATTATAAAAATGAAAGCTATCTACCGCTCCAAAATAGTAGCAAGTATGGTTAATATTATTTGGTATAACTTGTACGTTTCTCCACTGATCATAGAATACATCAGCTGTATTTATACCGCTAATATGTATGCCCTGTGGATCAGACCCAGTACCAAAAGAAGCATTTGGGGGAATCCAAACTTGTATGCTATCCCAAACATTATTGTTCGATGCTTTAGTCCCTACAGTCTCAAGGATACCTATATTATAAGAACCAGATACTAATAAACCACGAATGCTACCAAAAGAAGCACTTGTGGTAACTAGACCAAATGAATTAGTAGAAGCTACTTGACTTAAATCTATTGATAAATTTTCAAGACCCCAATCGTTAATTGGGCCATTAACCTTTATGCAAATCCCATACCAAAGACATCGCAAATTAACTGGCAAGACTGACGGGGTTCCGGTTATTCCATTAATGCCACCACGGGAAGCATTCCCTTCTAATATAATACCAGATGTTGTAGACGCTGTTGTACCATTACCATTACCAATATTTGTTGTTGACGTAAATTGGTAAGTACCCACATTAAGATAGCATTTACCCCCAGTAGAGGGTAAACTACCTATACAATGCTGCAAAGCAACCGTATCGTCATGGTCGGATATTGCACCGCTTACACTATTGGTCGCTGCATTAGCAACTGTTACTGTTGTAGTACCACCACCACTTACTATAGATGTTAAAAGATAATCATTAAGGGCAGCTCCGGGGGGGGATGAAGGAATCCAATCAGGGACAGTAACAGTAGTAGTACCTACATCGTTCCATGACTGGGACGTACCACCATTACGAAATATAATAAGCGGAGTCATAGAACCAGAAGTTTTCCCATATACTACACACGCAGCATTACTAGCAGGGGCCGTCCATGACAATGCATTATAGTTAGTGGTACTAAGTGTGGCATTCCCATTAGTGATTGTAGTAGCTGTAGGAGCCGCGCTCATTCCACCCGCAGCGTCTAAACATGCAACTTGATACTGATAATGCGTAGAGCCCGTGGTTCCGGTTGCGGTTACACTTAGCCCAGAGGGGTTACCCAAGGAATAAGAAGCGCCAGCGCCATTGCACCGTATGCCTTGACCGTTTGCAAAATCTATAGCAGAACCAAGAGACATAGATGTAGAAGAACTACTTATGCTGCAAGTAGTACTTTGTATAGAACCAGAGGCACCAAAATCATAAGCATTAACTATATCCTTAACTTTACTGTCTAACGTACGTTGCACAGCACCGGTGCCAGATTGTGTAATAGGTAAAAGACTTTCAGCCGTTGCTCCTGTAGCACCTTGTGCACTACCAGCGGCTCCAGTGCCGATATAGAACTGTGACGTACTAATGCTAGGTAAAGCAGAGTTTAAATTTGATGTAGTAATAAAATTAGTAGCACAACTAATTCCACTGTTAGGTATATACTGCAACGCACTATTGGAACTCGAACAACTAGCAACACTATTAGCTATTGATACAGCAGAAGAACCAGTGAAGTTACCCCAAACTGTGTTAGGTCCACTAGTTGTAGTATTTACCATGCAAGTTGGGCAAGTTAGAAAGCCCGTAGTGGTATTTAGCACCAAAGGAGAAGAAGCATTAGCGGCAATAGTACCAGAAATAGTTGGCGGATTAATTACTACATTACCTGCAACTGCTTGAGGTATAATCTCCGCACTACCACTAGTAGCACCTTTAAGGATAACGGCACCTGGAGTTCCCCCATTCTCACCAAGAACAGGTTGCTCGGTATCTACACCGGCATCTGTGGGCACACAAGAACCAGGACTCGTATATGTACAAGCAACCGCTTGGGCATATAAAAATAAAGAAATTATGAAGACAACTAGCCTCATTGTACTACCAATAAATAATTAGCACTTCTAGTTGTACCAGAATTACTAGGATGATTAACAGTGAACGAACCTTGACCAGCTACAATAGAGAAATCACCTGAAGCTACATCCTCAGCAATCCCACCAGGAAGAGGCTGATACTCGACAAACGAAGTAGGCGTGCAAGCAAGGGCGGCACCCGTATTAATAAGCGTGGAAGTTTGGTTAGGATTAAGCGTAAACTTACCCGTGAGCAAAGACTGAGGAAGCGCTACAAACATGGCCGAACTCTGGAGTATGTAACCAAGTGCTTGCAACCTCGTAACAAGCGGGCCTATCCGAAGATTTGCCGATGATGGCCCGGAACCTGCAACTGTGCAAGACTTAAACACAAGAGGGTTGGCATAAGCGAGCTGTTGAGCGGCGTAGGCCGTCAGCGTGCCAAGCCACGGCGCATTGCCCCAAGTGAACTCATCCCAAACCGTGGAGACATTCATACCCTGGAGTTGCGATTGGCCTATAATACGGCTTTGCTCATCCCTAACAAAGAAGAGGTAAACATCTTCTAAATTAAGCTGCATGTCTATAGTTTGTTCTATAACATTATGCATAGCTCCATCTTTGGAACCAGGAACTAAAGGAGTCTGGTAAAGCCAATTGAGAGCGTTACCATTCTCAACATAAGTATTAGTTAGTCCAGGAACAGTATTTGACTGCCAAAGCGATCCTTGAGCGCTAACGGGGGCAACTATGAAAGTGGACCCCATACCCTGAATAAGGGAAGCTGGGAACGTATGGGGTCCACTCCATCTCTTACCAGAGATATGGTAAAAATATTCTTGATAAGGACTACCAGCTAAAACACCATTTTGTAAACTAACTCTTATACAATCTCCTGCATATGCTATAGCTATACGAGAAGGAACTAATGAAGTGAAGAAAACCCTAGCAATGCCTTTACCATAAGATCCTAGGGGATCACTGACAGCGGCAGCATAATTAATAAATCTAAGTCCATCAGGAGATACAAAGCAAATATCTTGAGGGGTAGCGCAAACAGAGTTTTGACTAAATGTACCTGTCGCAACATTAAGCTGGTTAATTGCCAGGTTACTTAAAGCAGCATCACCCGTAAGTTGGTACATTATTATGGTATCAACAAATATTATAATAGATTGAACAATCCCACCCTGAACTTGATTTTGCAAAGGCATACCAATCAAGGCGGTAATAGATTGGTTAGTACCAAAGGTTAGAACTTGAGTTCCCGATGTACAATTAGTAGCATTATTAGTATCGGAAAATACTAAAGCATTCTGAACAGCATAATAGGCTCTACTATTAAACTGAGTAATAGAAATAGGTTTACTAGGAAGAGTAACGGCACCCGTCAACGTTCCCGCGCTCCAAGATGGTGCAGCTGGATTATTAATATTTAAAACACCGAAGAAATAACCACCCGCTTGGTTGAATCCTTGGTGTGCAACAAGAATTTCACCTCCGACCAGTGTCATAGTTGGGGGAACCCATGCACCATTAATAGATGGGGAAACGGGAGTATTAACAGAAGTTACACCAGATACAGTAACGAAAGTACCAGTAGAGGTGTTATAAACGAATGGTTCATCCTGGCCAACATTTCTGGATGAAGCAATCATACCATAAACGATGTTACCTACAACCAGCATACAAGAAATAAAGCCAGGGGAAGAAAAACCATTAAATGAAGTTAGTTCTGTAGAAGCTGGCCTGCATTGCCAGAGGCAATCAGAACCAGTGTCGGGAACTAAGTTCTGCAAAGACAACATCGCACCAGGAAAAGCGAGGTCCATAGCTGGGGCATCGCTTAGCCCTTGGGGCTTATAGATAACCGGATTAGATTTACGAAGAGCCATTGGCTAACATACCCACCACACAGGTAACGAACATAACAATTGGAAAAACGAACCCTACGCTCTTAGTGTTCTTCAAAAGGTCGAAGGGAGAGCTGAACTTATTCCTATCTAGCTTAACCCTAAGTACAGTGCTTTCTAAGTCTCTCTGCATCGTCAGCCATTTGCTGATAAGCTTCCTCGCTTTCTCATGTTGCTTATCTACTCTATCATCGTCTGCTATGTCCATCATCCTAGCAGACAATTCCCAAATAAGGTATTGTTGGAGAGGAAAGGGAGGAACAACCGTAGACACACTAGGATTAACTATATCAGCAGTTAACTTAGCATACCTAATAAATACGGTAAATGCAGCATTAGGTGGTGGCCAGAATTCTATGGTTGGAGGAGTATTGCTATCGTCAACACAGAAAAACACCATCTGGGCATTAAACCCAGTAGTAGTTATGAGTTGGTCAAACTCACTACGTTGCTTCTGAATGAGGGTATAGGGCACCCCAGACACAAGATAAAAGCACTCATCCTCTAGTATACGAAGGTGATCGGGAGCAAGGTTGTAATAAGGGATGTTGGACGTAATAGTAAAACCAGAAGGAGCGGCAGTATTGACCTGCCACAACCCACGATCATACTCAAGATCGTTGATTTGTACTAGCTCCTCCAGAATAATATTAAGAAACTGCCCGGCCTGGATAACCATACCGGGAGTTTTGGAGATAGCACAGGCTAAACTAATGAGCTGCGCCGCTGTTTGAGCCAAGACGTTTCTCCATTTGCGCAGCATCGGCAATCATGGAGTCATGCCGATGCATGGCCTGTCTTAGATTATTATCGATAGCGATTAGATTCTGAGCCACAGGACGGGCAATCTTACCATTCCCCGAGCGCTTAGCCTCTTCCTCTTTTTCTGCTCTTTTCTGCTTAAGCTCCTCTTTAATATTGTCAATCATAGCAACAGAGAGCTTAATCTCAGTCTTGAGCTTTTGGTAATCGAACCTAAGCTGTTCTAGCTCTATAACACCGAGAGCCTTACGAGTATAAGCCTGCATCACATCTTCATCCATAGAAAGAGGAAGATGGAACTGGGCAATAGCCGTACTGCCAGCTTTATCAAGAATAATGTTAAAAGAGAACGTTACTCCAGGCTCTACTATCTCCTTTGTAGCAGAACCGGGGGCCTTAACTTGGGTAGGTTTCGTTTGTGGCTTTGTAGAGATCATAGCTGTGGCTGTCCGATGTTTTTAGAGGTTGTGACTTTCGGCACCACCCGGCCAGCGGACATAGGACTGATTGGAGCCGCTACCTGTTGTGGCGTCGGAGCATTTGTAACACCTCGCGTAGCGGAAAGTCCAGTGCTTCTAGGCTTGCGGTAAATATCCTTGTTGGCCCCGCCCGTCTCTTCCTCATGCCGCCAAGCCCTATCCATCATATGATTAAGCGTGTCCGCAACCGAGGCGGGGATAGTGTAGGTGTAAGCATGGTAGTAGCGACGATTATCGATACGTATGTATTCAGAGTGTCCAGGCAAGTCCATAAGAAGAGTTATTTGCTCCTCTTCAAGGCCCTTCTGAATACGAACAGCAGAGCGAGCCTTAACCTTGAAGTCCTTCTTAGCTTTTTCAGCTAGTTCTTCCCGAATCTCGTCCTCTACTTCGGCAAGAAGCTCAGCTCTCTCCTCCTCGGAAAGGAGACCATCGAAGGATTCATCCTCCATAACCGGAGCAATAGCCACCTCCTTTTTAGAAAGGCGGGAATAAGCGTTCTGTCTGCGAGCTACCATTTCACACCTAAAGTTGGTAAGGGGGATATCACCCATCCCCCTTTGTTGGGATTAGTTAAACGTTGAGCCATAAGCAGAAGCAGACTCTATACGACCAAAGAAATTCTGATTTTCAATGAGCGTACCATAGAACGTCTTCCATCCAACTATACGAAGCTGATTGAGGGGATCGGACTTATCTGCCTCTTTCAGATAGGTAAAACCTACATCGTCAAGAATAACCTGACCATAGGCACCCCTGCCAAAGACAAAGGTTGGGTATACAGTTATACCAGTAGTAATACCTGGATAGGCCGGAGGAACTTGAGCCAATCCGCTACCAGTGATGGTAATAGTAGTGTTGGCGGGAAGTTGCACAGCTTGTCCAGTAAGAGGACCATATGAAGGTCCAGAGGTTGTTAGCCCCAGATTGGTAAGAGTAGAACCACCTGCTGTACTGACATAAACATTGAAAGTATACCCCGCAACATTGGGTGTAGTTAAGGTGAACGAGCCATTGCCTGCTATAACAACACCAGAAGTGACAGCAGCAACATAAGACTCATACTGATTCTGGGTATCGGAACCAGTAACTTGTACTTTATAAGTGCCACCAGTAAACGTACCGCCACTACCAACAGGAGTAGCTGAAACAGCATTATAGCCTGTCCAAAATGGCACCATGTTAGACATACAGAAGCGTATGCCACGCCATTCCCCAAACTCATAATTATAGAGACGATTGACATCGCTATAAGAAAGAGCATTGATAATAGTAGTGTCCGCGTAAAGATCGGCCATGACAAATGGATGCATGACGCAGACATAGTGTGGCATACCTCGCGGTGAGTCCGAAGCCCTGGCCCCCCCGCCATCGGCATCGAGAACCACATCGGTCATCTCATCGCCATTAAAGCGAGGAGCCCCCAAGGCTACAAGCTGAGCAAAGATGCGATTGAAGACCTGACCGGTAATAACGGAGGTAGAAGTAAGAGAAGCACGAGCACCAACGGCACCCACGAAATCAACCTGAGTCCCGCCAAGAAGAGCATTGAAGCAATTACGCTCAAGAGTCTCGGAAACTTGAAGGGCTGTAAGCTCGATAGCCTTTTGGAAAAGGGGATGCTTAATCGTAAGCTCGGCAACGTCCGTAATGATGATACGATCACCCCACTGCTGCGCAGTCGCGGTAACCTGCGCCAGTGTCATCAACTCCCCTGGAGGCGGGGAACCCTCTGTCAGGGGCTGGTAGGGAAGGGGAACACGATTGAACCGGGTTGCGGTATAGGACGTGCCCCGCCCCTTGGGCAGGGTAAGGGGATCGCCCAAACGATAAACGACAAGCTGACGCCGGACAAGCGGAAGGGTCTCGGTTGCGATATACGCCTCGATATCGCTAGCGAAACTAGAAGCAACATTAGTGTTGGCCACGGACGAACTCCTGCCAGTGACCCCATGCTACTACGCTAGAGGGGTATGTTCTCTAATCTCTTTCTTAAAGCTTCTCTGTCTGACGTGGGGCCACGCTTACCCGGCGTAGAGGCACCGTCACCCCGCGAATTCATAGGCTTGGAAACAGGCTTGCGTCTTTGGGCTTGAGGCTTGCTGGACCGTTCCGCCATGCTTAAGACCTCATCGCCTACGAGATACCTCAAAATCTGTTCCCTGCTTAAATTAGTACCACTGTCCCGTGCTTTCTTCAACTCCGTTTCCACCTTGTCTCGGTAGCGCTTATAGGTTTTGTTAATGGAGCACTTGGCATCGTAGGATGCCTTATCGGAGGCATCGGCACGCCAAAACTGGTCCATCTGACTTTGGAAGACAATCTGCCCGCGAAGCTCCTGCACATCGGCGGCCGTACGCTCTTCCGGCGTCATTGTCTCGCGAAGCTGCTCGCGCTGCTGGCGGGCAGCGGCAAGCCGTTGCGCTTCTTCCCGCTGGCGCTCCGCAGCCAAAGCGTTCGCCCGCTGCTCGGCAGCTTCGGCTCGCTGGCGCGCAGCCGCAAGCTCCGCCTCGCGGCGCTGCCATCGGGTCTGAGACCGGCGCTGCCGTGAAGGCAGGTTAGAGTCTACGCGGTCCTGCCGCCCTTGAACTTGAGGCTCTTCTTCCGGCTCATCGGCGTCTTGCTCTTCATCGCCTTCTTGTCCGCCATCATTGCCGGGTCCTTCGTCCCCCTCATCTTCTTCATCTTGACCATCTGTTAAGTCCTCCAGCTCTAACTCGTCTTCATCTCCGGGTAATAGTGTCATTTCTTATGTCTCACCTTGATAGTCTTAGTCTCACCTGTTTTGGGGTTAGCAATCTTTATTAAAATAGGTAAATCATGTTTAACCTGCTGTATGGATTCTTTGATATTGATAAGCTCGGCCCTCGTAGCTAAAGACTGAAATGTTATGGATGTATGCCTAACTTTAGCTTTTTCCTCTAATACCGCTACTTGAATGTCAAGTTTATGAATAGAGGAAACCATATCGTTAAGCTTGGTGTTCATATTAATAAACATCCAAAGTACAGACGGTAGTAAAAGTGTTGTAACTAGTGTACCGACAAACTTGAGAGCATCATGCTCCGTTATCGCTTTAACAGGATCAACACTAGAACTAGAAACGGTTACCATACCAGTACCTCAAAAGACCGGGTTACTATTCATCACTGTAGGGTCGCTGGGATAGTAACCCGGCCCTTTAGCATAAGCAGCCACAAGGCTTACACTAAACTTTTTTTCCTGCTTCAACCTCCTTAAGTTTGCTCTCTAAGCTATCTATGATAGCTGTAGTAGTAGCATTAGAATTATTGACCCAGGAATGTTTATACCATTCAATAAGAGCAATGATAGCTGTGCAGCCATAAACAGGCAGGGAATTAATACCAATTAGGTCCCATAAACTATTGAAGTGCTGAAGAGCATATGCAAGGAAAGTGAGAAAAAATCCCTGACTAACGGTAGCAACCTTATGGCCAAGCTGTGGAATAATGGCTGTAGTGGCATTAAGCGGAACGGTAACTAAAGAGTCTGTAGTAATCATATTCTTCGCCAATATGGCAGCTCCTTTCGGCACCGGATGAGACGAGTCATACTCTGCCACATAAGTCTCCGCTTGCAAAGGGGGATCGTCTGGCGTATTCCAAAGTTTTATCTCGGCATTACGGCGATTAACCAAACCCGGAATTATCTTGGAACCCGTGGCACGTCCATGCACGTATAGTTTAAGATGAGAAGGAACTAAAGAATATTGACGGTTATTAATTAAAGTAACAATGGGAGAGTCGATCAGTTCTCCCTCCCCACAATTATATGCAAAAGATACAAGAGCTATAAACTGATTATTGGTAAGAGGAACTTTTATAAGCTTATGAACTTCGTCCTCAAAAGGTTTTAGCTCCTTAAGAAAGGTATCATCTATCTGCTGCCGGGTCATAACCGTTGTACGAGTTATGCCATGCGTGAGACCAGGACCTATATTCCAGCAGCCACCTATGGAGTCGTAAGTAGAACGGTAGGAGCCATCGGGCAATCTCCCTTCTTTACCCGTCCATTCTTCAGACTCTATAAACTGTTCAAGAGTTAGAGCTACCATGAGTACCACCTACGAACGCGACGCCTACCATCATCAACATGACCGCAGTCGCGAATACCATAAAAGGGAGCTACAAAGCTGCAACCATTACGGAAGTGATGCTTTTGTATAATTTTAGCAGCGATGTAAGAACGCATGAAAGGAGAGCGGCTTAGAGAACCATCGAAGTCGCAAGCAGCACCCGCATAATGCCGGGAATTGGGAACATGGCCATAGGAAGCATAACAACCTATGCGGCGAGGAGTATAGCCATGAGCCACAAAGTCTGCAATAAGGGCCTGAAAGCGTGGGGCTAGATGCCGGGCAACTGTGATAGGAATACCAGCGGCAGTGGGCACTGTCACTAGGTAAGAACTAGGATGAACATGATGAGAACGACGATGAATATGGCGATGATGCGGATGATGTTTATAGGCAACATGATGACGATGCGAGTGAGCTTCAGCTGATGTGAAGAGAAGAAAGGTTAGGAATAAAGAGATAAGCCTTACCATGTCAAGCCCCGTTTCCACGAGCCATGCGAGCCGCGCGGCCAGCTGGATTCATTTGATCGGCGGGGAGGGCACCGGGCGGGTTCTGAGTACCCGTGGGGTTCCTCATGGGCATCGCACCAGGGCGAGGAGAACCAGGAGCGGCTTGGCCGGGAAGACCGGAACGGGCACCGCCCGGCGTACCAGGATTGCCGCCCGGAGCCATTGCCATTTGCTTCTTCTGAAGAGACACCATGTGCTCCTGTATGTGGCTCCTAAGCTGTCCATGCGAATCCGCTAAAGGACCTCCTTCCTTCAAGAAGGCCATGTGAGCTTGCAAATGTTCGGCATCGTTGTCAAGCGGAGAGACATGGACGGCAAACCCGTCCCTCATCATAACATTCTCTTGGGTGGCGGGGAGAGATTGAACAAGCTGGGAAGGCTTGAAGATTTGACGGGAGAGGCGCGGACCGAAAGTAGACTCGATAAGCTGAGCGATGGCGGGCTGAAGAGAAAGTTCGAAGCCAGGATAGAACTCTTTGGGCACCCCCCGGAGGATGTTCATTGCCGCGATCTGCTGCTGTATCTGCTGAGCATTGCGGGCGGCTTCGACGCCAAGCCACTTGAACTCGACTTGCTCATTCATACGAAGGGGCTCTATTTCCTCCATCTGAGCCTCTACCCCTAAAGGTCCATACTTTTTTACAGTAAGCTCACGATCACGAAACTGATAGTCGAAATCTATGAACCATTGGATAAGCGGAGAAAGTATACCTTCTTCTAAGACCGTAACGGCATCGGCAGTGGTAAGCATATCCACCATCTGCTCATTAGCGATGTCCGCTTGGGTTGGCTTTTTCTTTGAGGAACCCTGCGTGATAGCTGAGGGGGTAACGGATAAGACCTGAAGGATAGTATCCTTGGCTTGCGCCGCAATTGCAAATCCCTTCTCCCAAAGGTCAGGGAATTGAATAACTTTAGTAGAGTTAGGGTTACACTCCCAAATGGCAGCCATGCTCATTATCATGGAAGCTACGCGGGGGTTGGCCTCAGGATCGGTCATAACGATAGGCATGAGAGAATACATAGCCGAGTCCATGGCTATGTTCACACAGTCATTAGCCTTGTACTGCATGTCAGCACAGAACTTAACACGGCTATCACCCTTGAAAACGCCAGCGGTTTTTACGACCGGGCAGGAAAGTATGGGAACTTTGTTGTTCCAATATATGTTCTCCCGGCACCCGAGTACAACACCGTCTGCCTTGATAAAGACTTGACATAATTTCCTCTCCAGCTTCTTGGATGTTTTGCCATTCCTTAAGGGGGTCTTGTCTTTTTCCTCTGCTTTTATTTTTAGTTTCGTCCATACCTCATAGACCTCCATCTCTTTTCCGGTGAGTCTCTGGCCTATATTCTCAACCAGCTTCTTTTTCTGGTTCTTGGTATTTATCTTAGACTGCACGTCGTCAAGAGAGTCCAAAAGCTCCTGAGCAGCGTCTTTATCAAATGTGCCATCCTCCTTAAGACGCTCAATCTCTTGCTTGGAATAGCGACGTATAACCGCCACTCCACCACCTCTTTCGAGGGCATCCTCGATACTATCTGCGGAGGCAGGGAAGACGGCAACGTCACAGTCGTGTAGGACCTCAACCTCGGGTCTACCATCTTCGATATCCTCAATGAGTATAGCGTCATCGTCTCCTTGCGCACGGGGGGCACCCGTAGAGGTGTCTATCGGGAAGCGTACACGTCTCTTAATTGTACGCTTGAAAGTACGCCAGGAGAGGGAGAGGTGATAAGAACCCTCGACATCTCCGTTAACACAGAGAGCTGGCATAACCTCGGTACGGAGTCTAGTTGAGCTAATATAGTGCTCTGCGAGACTGAGCAAAGAGTCTGGTATCGTACCATCCGTAGTAATGGCCTCGACGTGGCGTTTAGACTGGGGGAAGATTTGGTTGACAAAGCGGGTTTTCCTAGCTTGGATAGCAGAGTTGACTATGGGTACGTAGACTTTAGAATCACCGGCGTAAAATTGATGCTCGTTTATTTTACAGTTATATACGTCCCAATACTCGGCAAGCTCGTCCGTTCGTTCCTTCTGATCCTCGAAAGCTTTACGAACACGCTCATGAAGTTTAACAAGTTGCTCTTCGATGTCCTCATTAGGAGTGAAGTGCTTGGGTTCTTTATAATCTTTGAGATATATGATGTTGGTATCAGCCATCTTTATCAGCCTCCAGCATCTTGCAATTGTATGGGAGACCTATCTTAAAGCTAGTAAGACCCTTAGCCTCGAACTGCCTAGTAAGACTAGCTGCTAAATTATTAAGCTTTAAGGTTACTAACTCACCCATGTCGTTGCCTATCTGGACGCGAACTTAAGTGTTTGATACCGGTCCTTGGATCGATGGCATAGTGGGCATCGAGAGTTTGGGACTGGCTTAGGAATATAGGAAGTGCCGCCTCGATGGCACCCATAAGGGTGGCGTAGGAATTGCGCTTGGGCTCCTTGGTCTTGGGCTCGTAGGCATAACCTGAAGAGAGCGCGCGCATCGTCCAGAGGGCCATGGAAGAGACGGCAAGTTTGGAAGCGTCGAGCTGCTGCTGGAGGAGCGCGCGGGCACGATCCGGAGGGGCACCCAAGGATGGGGTCTCCCCTTGAGCCCGGAGAATGGCGCGCAGACCTAATGTATCGTAGGTCTGAAGCGGGCGGGGGATGACAAGAGCACCCGATCGCGCGACAGAAGCCCGGATATGGGAGAGCGCTTCGGGCACTGAAGAAGCGGGTGCGCCCTCGGCAACGGCATCGTCAAGGACAACCAGCCGGGATTTGAAGTAAGAGAGGGCGGCAGCGGCCGTCTCCGTGGAAGTGGCGTTGAGACAATATATAATGGGGGCATTGGGACGCAACTCCTCGATAGGGGTTGGGAGGATGTGCTTTTGGGGATTGAAGCCCCTATAGACCGGCTCGCCTGGGTACATCCTGGGAACATAGGCTAAAGCATTCAAGACGTCAATTTTGCCAGCTGGGAAATTCTTAAGCTGAGCCTCTAATTGGGGCACCGGCTTGGCGGCAACGAGATCGCCGGAAGCGATGAAAGGCTGGAGGGAACGTATGAATTCAAGCTTATTCTTGGGAGCTTTAATTGGAGTAATTGGTAAGAATATACCTCGTTCAACCATTGCAGAACGAAGAGGTTGAAAGATAAACTCCTCAAGTCCGTCTCGTTCCACACCAATAAAGGTGAAGTTGTATTGTTTATGAAGCTCAAAGATAGTATTAATGATATCGCTAGGGCGATGTGTCTTTCCGAAAGCTTCCCAGATTGTAATACGCGAATTGCTCCACGAACCTGCCACATACCCGGTAAGGCTCGATGAAGTTTTTGCAGTTCTAGCAGGGTCAACTATGAGAACACAGGGTTCATAGGTATGTGTTTGAGGCATGAGCTGGATGGTGGTAACGTCAAAAGCTTTCGTTTCATGGTGCTCAGCTTCGCATAAGTACTCTTGCGCGAACTCGCGCGCTTTGCCAAGTCTCTCAAAGGACTCCCTCATAGCTAGCATTTTAGTGAGTGGGAACCTATCTTCCCACGTAGAGGTTAGCACATCGTTAACATAGTGATAAACAGGAATAGTATGCGTGTACCAGTCTTGATCCTTAGCAAGCTGCACACAAGCAGCAGAAGGATGAATAGGAGTAGCAGCCATACGAACAATATTACGAGTAAGATCTAAGGCGGGGAGGGCTATGGATAATATCCAAGTTAAGGTAGCATCTCCACCCTTACCCTCTTTACCTATAGACTCATCATCTTCTATATCATCGAAGAACATAAAATCTGGTCTTTGATCTAAATGCTTCGTGCCCCTAAGAGTTTGTCCCCTACCCTTAGCTTGTATAAGAACCCCATTCTTAAGAAGAATACGAGCGTAACCCCAAGGAATAGATACTTGAGACCCGAACACATCTATAAGTTTTTCATTATACTCTAACTCATGTTTAATAGCGGTAAGCCTATCGGCAGCCATAGGCTCCGAGGCACCAAAGATAACGCCGTTATGAAATAACTCAAGAAGGGCAAAGAGTATGGTGGCCTCCTCTAGTATTGTACTTTTAGCGCCACCCCTGAATATGAACTCTAGGACCTTAGGTTTATCAAAGTCATAAATGTCTAAAATAACTTCTTCAAAGAAGTCAGGAGATATATTGGGGTGGCGGTGGCTAAAGAAGTATTGGTGAGCGGACACGGGATCCCGCAAAATGAAGTCCGCTATGTCTTTATCCGTGGGCATGGGGGTAAGAATAACATAGAGAGAGGAAAAAAGAAAAGCCCTCCTAAGCGGGGGAGCGAAGGAGGGCTAGCGAGGAACGCAGCACGGGTGCCTCACCCGGCGAAGCATAAGAGAAGGACGTTAAGCCGGTAAACAGAAAGTGGCACAAAAAAAGAGAGGTGTCAACCCGGCATGCCGGGAAGAGACCTCTCAAAGTCCAAGAACCTAATATCCGAACATGCACGCTAACCAACCGCTCCAGAAACCTCCCAAGCCCTCCGGGCCTTCGATGTGAAAGAAGAAGAAAAATTAGCGCTTAGATAAGTCTATGTCATGCGTACCGTCGAGTCGCCGTCTGAATCTTCCCGGCACCATTACCGGTGAACCAGTATGGCACCGCCCAAGGGAGATGTCTAGACAGAAGCGGTGGCGGAAGAAAGATGCACGGCGGCGGCAAGCATCTGGCCCATGGACTGGGATTGCTGGCCGATTTCAGAGACCAGGGTGGAAAGAAGGAGAGGGAGGCTGGCGGGGTTGCCTTCGATCTCGGCCGCCGTCCCAGCCGCGGCGGGGTTGGAGCTGGCGAACAAGGAGGAGAGGATAGCGGCTTGAGCCTTGATGGACTCTGCATTGGCGGCGGGATTAGCAATATAAGCTTCAAGTTTGGCAAGGGGGCCGGTAGCGGCAGCCGTGGCATTAGTATGCATGCCGAAGAGGCTGGAAAGACCGAGGATACCGCCTTGAATGAGGGAGTTGAGGAGGGTTTGGTCGATGGCCATTGGAGACTCCTGGGGTGAGGGGGAGAAGTGGAGATGGATGTGAGTGTGTATCATGCGTGGGGGTCCTTGGCTAGGGCTTCGGCGTATTCGCGCACCTCGTCCGCTTCCTCCTTGGTATCGAAGGCACCGAGATAAGTAAGCCGGCCATTAAGAATAACACGGACAGGATGCTTGGGGAAGGCACGCCTAGTATTCATCATTTGTCCTCTACGTGTAGTCCAAGCAACATTCCCTGGCTCGTAATCACCATAAGGATCGATGCGGTCTATCTCATGATATTCCGTAGGTGGATCTCCAACGTAGGAATAGAAGGCTTCGAAAGATAGGAGCCACTCATCACAAACCTGTACACCCATAGCTCCATGGTATGTATAGCATCTCGTGGCTGTGGGATTGTAACACCTAGTTTTCATAGATGCCCAAGCACGGTAAACCTTGGTGCCGGTCATACGATGAGTATCTTTAACTTCCCATGCTCTCCTAGAGGAGCACTTGCGGCATGAACGAGATTTGCCTGAAACAAGGTGGCCGTGGTCCACTTCCTTCTCCGTACCACACCTACACCTGCAAAGGGAGTAAGTCTTCTTCTTCCTGCGAACAGGGTGGTCTATAACTTCCCAAGAGTTAAAGACTTGCCCCAGCTTCGACTCTGCACAGGACGGCATGCGCATACCCCCTATTGACCAAAAAGTGGAATAGGTATAATGGTATAATGCGAAAACTGCAAGCGGTATATTTTAGTGAGGAAAAACGAAAAAATCGAAGCGAGTGGGTGGGACTCCACAACCCAAAGTTGCTCGCCAAAGGGCCAAAATCCTACGCAAAATGAGCATCGTTTCCATAATATATTTTATCCGAGCGCACATTAACCATTAACACACGCCCACAACCAAGCCAGAGCCACTGAGCTACCTAAGCCCTCTATATTGACGGGGAGGGCACCCGTACCTCTAGAGCTATTTAGGTTTTTATCATCGGATGACACAATCGGGGTCCACTCTAACAAAATTTTAGACAAGACTCCGTTACCGGCACGCCCGTAAACATTTGATTTTGTTGAGAAATTTCTAAATTTCAAAATAGGTTTGGACTCTTACTTATTATTTATATAATTAGATAGAAAGAGAAATCCTCTTGAGGGTGATGCAGCCCCCACCCCTGGCTGCATCACCCTCGCCAGTCCTCTGCTCTCTCCAGTTGTACCCCCAACCGATAGTTGAGGCCATTGATTTTAAACGATTTTGTTCATATTATCCTAGGAATAAGGGTGCACCCTAATTCTTCAAAAGGCCCATTTTGTATGTAATACTTCAGACATACAGTGTTAAGAGTACTTTACCGAGCAAGGCCGATTTCTGCCACTTAAGGTGTACCTAAACTTTTCTTGACAAACGGTCCAAATTATCCAACTCTAACCCTACCAGCGCGGATCGAACTCCCGCCTAAATCTGATATTCTTTAGTAAGCAAGGAAACCGGCATGTCCAACCCCGTCGAACTACGCTTCAAACTCGAAAGAGAGCCTCTTACCTATCTCTCTATGGCTAACGGTCATAGTTTCTCCAGTGAGTGCACCTCCACGGATATCGCCCGCGCCAGCATGTACGCGTGCTGTTATCTATGGATGCTGGCTAATCCTCATTTCAAAGCCCCTCCCGGTTTCCGCGAAGAAGCGCGCGAATATGCCGAGTGGCTGTTGGAGCCTGGGACATACAGGCGGATTACGCACGGGTGCCGTAGCGACGGTGCCATCGATCTCGAAGACCAGGAGCTCATAGACTGGTATCGCTCTTTCCTTCATGGACAGCTCCCTAAGGACAAAGAAAAGGTAAAGCTTCAAGTCTTCATTCCTCGCGGGCTTTGGGCCTCGATCAAAGCCGCTTACAATATCAAGCACGGTGCCACCAATGAGGGCTTCGCGCTTCTCATGGCAGCGCTCTTGAAGCAGGCCGAAGCCTTGGAGCTCCCAAGTGAAGGGGACAACAATGACGATAACTAAGAAAGAGCTGGATTGCTGGCTAGCTATCGAGGCATGGATAAGGTCTTTGCCTGAGACAGAGCGTGTAACACGCATCGCGTGGCAAGTAGATAATATGTGGCGGTTACATCGTGAGTTATCGCCAAAAAGAGAACGTTCCAGGAAAAGAGGAAGATGATGAAAACTGAATACGAGCAGCTAGCCAGCGATCTTGAGGCGCTTGTTGCGGCGGCGGAAGCTTGGCTCAAGTCACTGCCTCAAGAACAGAGAGCGTCTTGGGCACAAACGCTATGCAACCGTGTCTGGAGCATCCACGGCTCACTCAAACCCGTGCGCGATCCTAACAAATCCCGCAAGATTGCCTCTCGCAAGCGCGAGCTGGCGCTGAGGTGGGTGACGCCGCGCGCGAACCGCAACCCTGAAATGGCGGATGAGGTGTATGCTCTCTATAAAGAATGCAAGCAACGCATCGCTCGCATTGCCGTTGAGGAGCGCAGCCTCCGCTATGGCCTCTACGTCCCCGCGGTGTTCTCCCGTGTCAACGCCGCTTTCTTCGCCGTGTGGCAGCTGCCTGGCGGTGAATGGGTGGCACCTGAATACAAGAGTGTCTATGGCTTTGAACGACTGAGTGAGAGTTTAGGACAGCGGCGCGTGCCGGTATCCTTCACCTTCGACGAAACCTGCTTCATAGAGAATGGAGAGATAGAGTGACCACCCTCGGCCTTCGCATCCTCGAGGCCAAGGGACGCCTTCGAAGGCGTGCCCGCAAACAAGCCCGTGAGGCAGCTGCCGCTGACAGCTCCGCCTTTTGGCGCAGCCTCTACGCCGCTTGCGCCATCCCGCCGTTGACACTTTCTTAACCCAGCTCTGGTATCGCTAGAGCTACTAACATCACTAAGAGAAGGGAAACTAAGATGAATAGGAGTAACCAATGAAAGTCTATGCTTATCAAGCGGCCTTACTATGTGAAGCCTGCGGCAAGGGAATGCAAACCTATCTCAGTGAAACCATTGGCCGTGAGGACACGGGAGACAGCGATAGGTTTCCGCAAGGTCCCTATGACGATGGAGGCGGTGAAGCGGATAGCCCGCAGCACTGTGACCGTTGCTGTATCTTCCTTGAAAACCCGCTTACGCCGGACGGCGTGAATTATGTGCGCACAGGCTTTTGCGCGGCGCAATGGAAGCAATTCTATAGCGGAAGCTACGGGCTTGAATGGCCTGACAATTGAGCTACTAACATCACTAAGAGAAGGGAAAACACTAATGCTTGTACGCCTCACATTCATGGACCGCTTCCACCGCCGCCGCATCGCCCGTGCCATCGCGCGGGCTCACCGGCTCCACGGCCAAGGTTTGGAGCTATCCCCCCGCCAGCGAGACAGGCTCTACCGGCTGTGGCTGAAACACCGGGAGCTATTTACAGTTCGTTAACTTATTCCTGGTATCACTAGAGCTATCAAGACCACTAAGAGAAAGGATAACTCTAGTGAAACACCTAATCAACCTCTACGCCTTCAACCCCGAGACCTATCAGGAGATAATCTGCGTTCTCGACTTCACCAAGCCAGAAGAAGCGGACAACCTCTTTCGTCAGTTTTCAAGGCTAATCGCTCACCAAGGCTACGTCCTACAGGGAGCGCGGCTCAAGCGCGTTCCTTCCAACCTTTAAGGAGACCGGCATGAAACCCTATAACCCTTGTTTCACTAAGTTGCTTGCGTTCATGCTCGAGCGTCATGCTTGCGATGCCGCCATCGGCGCTGTCATGGTAGCCACGGACTGGGATGCTCTAGCTCGTAACCCCAATGCCCGGGATTGGGCAGAGTGGTTACGCTGGAAGCACCCGCCCTTGGCTCCCGCCTGGGAGGCTTACGCGGCGGCCGGGGCTACCGCCCGGGAGGCTTACGAGGCAGCCGGGGCTCCCGCCTGGGAGGCTTACGAGGCAGCCGCGGCTGCCGCCTGGGAGGCTTACAAGGCAGCCAGGGCTACCGCCTGGGAGGCTTACGAGGCAGCCGGGGCTCCCGCCTGGGAGGCTTACGCGGCAGCCTCGGCTGCCGCCTGGGAGGCTTACAAGGCAGCCAGGGCTACCGCCTGGGAGGCTTACGAGGCAGCCGCGGCTCCCGCCCGGGAGGCTTACGAGGCAGCCGCGGATGCCGCCTGGGAGGCTTACGCGGCAGCCGGGGCTCCCGCCCGGGAGGCTTACAAGGCAGCCGGGGCTCCCGCCTGGGAGGCTTACGCGGCAGCCAGGGCTCCCGCCCGGGAGGCTTACGCGGCAGCCATCGCTACCGCCTGGGAGGCTCACGCGGCAGCCGGGGCTACCGCCCGGGAGGCTTACGAGGCAGCCGGGGCTCCCGCCCGGGAGGCTTACGAGGCAGCCAGGGCTCCCGCCCGGGAGGCTTACGAGGCAGCCAGGGCTCCCGCCCGGGAGGCTTACGCGGCAGCCATCGCTACCGCTTGGGAGGCTCACGAGGCAGCCACCGTTACCGCCCGGGAGGCTTACGAGGCAGCCATCGCTACCGCCTGGGAGGCTTTGAAACTGGCGATAATAAAGGAGTTCGATACATGAGAGTTTATACAACCATCTTGCCCAATCGCCCCAACATCACCCTGAAAGTCCGCTCCTTCTGGTGGAAGGGTGCCTATATCGCCAGTGCCTCTTTACTCGCCCCATTTGGAGTGGTAATCATAAATGGCGAAGGCGAGACCGAACACGAGGCTATCCATATGTGCGTCGATACCCTTAACGATCTAGCAGGATGTATCAGGGCAAGCTTGAATTGAAACGTCATAGACACCCACTTGAACCCCTTGAGGATAGGCCACCTCCCTACCCTCAAGGTTACCTGGAACATCGTAGAGGCGAGTATGCTCTTTACGACCAGCTTCCCGCTTGGGCTCGTAAAGTCCTTAGGCGTACTAATCACGAGGTGCCCGTGGCCTATGTCCATCAAAGACTAAATCGCGGTGACAGACCTGTTGACATTATCGCGGACATAGAGCATACGGAGAAGGCGCTAAGTCAAAACTATCTTAAGCAATTCGAACGTTGAACCAAACCTGAAAGGACTATCGAAATGGCTAGGAAGCCTGCAGCTACTGTTGCTTATGAGAGCGGGGAAGAGAATGGTTACGAACCAGCCCCGTCTGTTAAAACGGCACCTCGTACGCGCTCCCGCATCCAGGTTCGCTGCCCGGAAGAAATGCATGGCTTGACTGTGTCCCTGCTTATCCCCAACCGGTACTTGCCCCACCTGCTTGAAGCGTATTTGACGGGCGCCAAGGAGGGCAGTGTGAGCCGCAGAGGCCGGAAGTTGCCCGAGGCCGTCATGGCGCGCAAGCTGTTCATTGAAGCCCTCTCGGGCCTCTCTGGCGACGACGAGGAGACCGTGAGCGAAATCGTGGCCCAAGCCGAGCAAGCCGAGGCAGCTTCGATCGCGGAGCACAAGGCGCGGTACGCGGCTTGAGCGGAGCACGCGGCCTTAAACGGGTTAATTGAACGAGGTGTGACCTAAACATCACACCTCTTTTTAAGCGGGGGATCGTATGGACCTTTATCTTATCGACTTTGAGACTAGCTTCTCAACTGAGAACACACTTACCCGTCACTCCATTGAGGAGTATGTCAGGCACCCTAAGTTTGAAGTAATTGGGTTAGGTTGGAAGAATCTAGCTATAGGTGAGGCTGATTGGATTGAAGGAGGCGACAGCCGCATACGTTCTTTCCTTCATTCTATCGAGGACGGAGCATTTATTGCTCATCATGCGCAATTCGATGGCTTTATCTGTAATGAAGTTTATAATTGTCAACCAGCTTTTTGGTTCGATACTCTCTCTATGTCGAGAGCCCTTTATCAGCATCTCCCCAGCCATAGCCTTGACAAGCTCATCGCCCACTTCAACTTGGGCACCCCCAAGACCGTACCTTATAACCAATTCCGGGGAAAGACCCTCGCGGAGATCGAGGCCACGCCGGGCCTCATGGCCACTATTGGCGCGGGGTGCCTGCACGATATCGAGCTCACACACCGGCTCTTCAACCTCCTTGTTCCCCAGATGCCCGCCGATGAGCTAGAACTGATCGATGAGTGCATACGCCTCTATACCGAGTCCATGCTCGTAGGTGACGAGGGCATCCTCTCCGAGGCTCTGACCGAGGCTATCGTGGCGCGCGAGGAGAAAATGCACGCGATGGGCCTCACTGGCGATGTCTTGAAGTCCGATGCCAAGTTTGCGAAGCTGCTTCGCGGTGCTGGTGTCCAGCCTCCCATGAAGCTCAGCGAGCGTACGGGCCGGGAGGCTTTCGCCTTAGCCAAGAGCGATCTGGCGTTTCAGGCACTGGAGGAGCATCCTTCCCCCTATGTGCGGGATCTCTATGAGGCTCGCGTGGCTGCCAAGACCTCCATCCATGAGACACGGGCCGGGCGCCTGCTGGGGATGGCCGGACGGGGCAAGATGCCCGTCTATTGTAAGTGGTATGGGGCTCATACGGGCAGGCCCTCTGGCGGGGATAAGGTAAATTTCCTCAACATGCCTAGAGGCTCTAAGATTAGGAGTAGCCTTAAAGCTCCTGAGGGCCACTGCCTCGTCTGGGGCGATATGTCGCAGCAGGAGCTGAGGCTGACCGCGTGGCTTAGCGGTTGCCAAGCCCTCTTGGAAGCTTTTCGCGAAGGCCGGGACGTGTATAGCGAGGATGCAACTAAGTTCTTCAAGAAAGAGGTTACAAAGGACACGCACAAGGACCTTCGCAGGCTGCTCAAAGAGGTCGATCTAGGATGTGGGTATGGCATGGGCAAGGAGAAGTTTGCTCATTACTTAGCTGTTAAGGGAATAGAAGTTCCCAGAAACTTATCAGACGCACTTGTAGACTTTTTTAGGAGTGAACGGCGGGAAATCCCTAAACTTTGGAGATCGCTCGATACGACGCTCCAATGGATGGATACACCCAACTATGAGGAGATCATAGGTCCTCTTACTGTCAAGGGACGCAAGATTTGGTTCCCCGATGGGCTTTTTCTCGATTACACCAATGAGGACCTTAGTAATATCTGGGGTGGAAGGGTCCTCGAGAACATCATTCAAAAACTTGGCTGGATAACCCTCAAAGAGGCATGGCTGATAATGCGGGGTAGCTTCGCCACACGCGGTGCGGGGCGGGTGGTGCTACCGGTTTACGATGAGCTTGTTTGCTGTGTACCGTTAACGGACCGGCAATGGTGTCTCGATATGCTAGGCTACGCACTGACGTACGTGCCCAACTGGGCAGTGGACTTGCCAATGGCGTGCGAACTCTACACAGGACAGTGTTATGATAAGTCAGAGTCTCCAAGCCTTTCTAGGACCAGTGCGTAGTACTGACAAGTTCGTTACTAGACTTGAGGATGGGGGTCTTTACATAAGTCCTGAGCAGCTTGCTAATATTGAGAAAGAAGGCTTGGATGATAGGTGCCTTCTCTCCATTTGTGCTCGCAACTCTTTAAGGGATACGAACTTAAGCGACGATGCCGTGTTGGAGGGAAGGGCGCAGTTCTCCCGGCTCTGGAGCCGCAGCTTCGCGGCATGGCCAGCAACGAAGCTAGGGCAATCGGCTTACCATCTTATGGAGTTCGCATTTAGCTTCGGGTTGATGTGGGGAGCTTATCTAGCTAGGAGAGAGAAGAGATGAACCTATTGCCTTGGTCCTACTCCAAGCTCACAAGCTTCGAACGTTGCCCGCGTTATGGCAGAGCGAAGTACATAGATAAGTCTCTTCCTTACGTCGAAAGCCCGGCCGCCAAAGAAGGCAACGAGTGCCATGCTGCCATTGAGGCCCATGTCAACAATTCCGAGCCTCTACCGGCGAAATGGACTTGGGTGCAACAGTTCATACCTGACTATAAAGCCGGGGATACCTTAAAAGCGGAGGGCTGGTTGAACGTCAATGCCGATGGCACTCCGGCACCCCGCAAATCTTGGTTCACAACTAAGATCGACCTGCTTCAAATCGAGGATGGGGATATTGCTTGGATCATAGACTGGAAGACCGGCAAGCCTTGGGAAGACCCTGACCAGCTCAAGTGCTACTCAGTAGCTGTCAAAGCTCATTACCCCCATGTCCGGCACTGGCGGGGTATGTATGTGTGGCTTAAAGAGAAGCGAGTAGGTGAGGTCCATACCCTTTCCCCTGCTAGGACGTTAACCAAACTTCAAGAAAGAGTTGCTAAAGTAGATACGAGCGACACGCCTAAGCCCAACAAACTCTGTGACTGGTGTGAGCTCCAAACCTGCGAGTTCTATACAGGGAGAAAGGGACATGATAAACATGCCAACGTGTGAGTATGTAGAGGAGCTTGGTAAGACACATGTCACTCTTTGTACGCTTGTAGCTACGCAGTGTGTCGAGTGTAAAATTCCCTCTACACAGATAAAAACAAAGCACAACCTTTGTGATGCTCATGCTAATGAGTACAAGGATAAGTACGATGCCAAAGAAGTTAAGTCCCTCACTTGATCTTCTAGAAAGCCATGTTAAAAAGGCTGTTAAGTCCGTTCTTAAAAGCTGGGGGGCTTATCAATACTGGCCCGTTAAGACAAGTGCCTTAGGAGCTACTACGGTTGATTGCCTTGCTTGCATCCCGGTCAAGATAACAAGGGACATGGTGGGCAGCACCATTGGTGTGTTCGTTGCCATTGAGACAAAACGGACTAAGATTGATGAGCCTACAAGTGCCCAAGCTGAGGTATTTAGACAAGTTCGTGAAGCGGGAGGAGGAGCAGCACTCATACACACTGTGAACGATTTGGAAATAGAAGACGGTCTTGTGTGGGCTATCGATGAAAGGAACCCTACGACATGGGTCTTAGTGGGGTCGAAGAAATAGATTATCCCTTTCCCGGTCCTTGGGCACCCATGGACAACCAAGTTGAACGGTTTAAATTCCTTTTGGCTAACCAGTATGCTTTCGATCTAAGCCAAACCAGGACCGGTAAGACCGCTACCTCTATCTGGGCAGCTCATTACCTCATGTTCCAAGCTGGCGGGAGTGTGCTAGTTCTTGCTCCTAAGTCAACATTGATAACCGTTTGGGAGAAACATTGCGCAGCTATTCTTAGCTCTGACCTTGTTTGTTTGCTTACCGGTAGTAATAAAATACGATCCGAGCGAATCGCGGAAACTACTGGCTGCTTCTTTATTAGTAATTACGAGTGTCTTCTTAGCAGAGCTGTTAGGGAAGCTATTATTAAATCCGACATCCATACCATAATAGTTGATGAGTGCAGTAAGTTTAAACACTACAAATACAGCTCTAGCGATTCTCAGTCTCTACATGCAGGACTTAGAGAGATTGCTATCGATAGGAATGTTTGGGGGTTGACGGCGACACCCATGCCCAACTCGCCTATGAATGCCTATGGCATTGCACGAGCAATCCGTCAAGATTACCGGGAGGCTATGACTAGATTTAGGAACCGTACCCATATCCACAAGGACATGTTTACATGGGTGCCCGTGGCCGATGCAGATGAAAAGGCTTATCAGATTCTACAACCGTCTATAAGGGTCAAAAGGGATGACTGTTACAAGATCATGGATGCGACAACTGAACGAAGACTTGTTGAGCTTGGAGATGAGGCTAAGCGAGCTTATAAGGTCCTCAAGAAGCAAGCCTATGTTGAGCTTAGAGGAGAGGCAAGAGTTAGCGCTCCTCATGAAGCTGCACTTCGAAATAAGTTGCTACAGGTTGCTGGGGGAACCGTCTACACTACTAACGGGGCCTATAACTTCGACCCTGGCGAACGAGCTGGGGAACTCCTCAACATCCTGGAACAAGTAGACGATAAGGTAGTCGTACTGGTGCCGTACCGGGCACAATTGGAGCTTGTTAAGGAGTTCGTAACCAAGGCGGGGTACAGTTGCGGTGTCATTCATGGCGACGTGAGCACCAAGGACCGGGGGAGGCTTATCGATCTTTTCGAACGGACGGCACACCCGCGCGTGCTGGCGGCGGACCCGCGCACGCTCAGTCATGGCGTTGAACTGGCGGCGGCGGGAACTGTAATTTTTTGGTTGCCTGTAGACAGCAATGAGACGTATAGACAAGCATGTGACCGGCCAATCCACCGAGGACAAACCAAGGGTGTACAAATCATACAGCTATGTGCAACGTCGCTTGAAGCTAAGATTTACGACCGGCTTGACAATCGGGAAAAGCTTCAAGGTGCGCTCTTAGAGAGTCTTTCCAATGACAAAGATGAGTAGGATTGATGTAAACACCCTTAGGAAGATTATTTCGTATGATCCTGGTAATGGTGAACTTAGGTGGAAAATAAAAAAGGGGACGAAAGGGAAGCCCGGTAAACTTGCTGGGTCTATCCACAAAGATCATAACACTTACTACTTGCGTATTACCATAAATTATAAGATTTATTCTGGGCACCATATTGCCTTCGCTATACACTATGGTAGGTGGCCAGGTAAGTTAGACCATATTGATAGAGATGGGCTAAATAATAGGATTTTAAACTTACGGGAGGCTACTGATTCCCAGAATCAGTTTAATAGAAGTAAAGAAATAACTAACACCACAGGTTACAAGGGAGTATATAACGATCGAGGAGCATATGTTGCGCAAATATATAAGTACAATAAGAAGTACTATCTGGGTAGGTATAAGACTGTAAAAGAAGCAAGCGAGGCTTACGAAGCAGCCGCTAAGAGGATGCACGGCAAATTTGCTAGAGCGGCATAGAGAGGGGGACCATGAGTAATTCAGAACTCACTGAGACTATTGCGGCCTGGAGGAGTCTTAGGGACGATATTAAGGACCGGGAAAAAATCTTCAAAGAGTCCATGGCTGAGGATAAGGCTACGTTAGAAGCCCTCGAAGGCATGGTACTTACCCAGCTTAGGAGCCTGAAAATACGTTCCGCGAACGTCGAAGGCGAGGGCACCGCTTTTATTTCTAAGAAGCTAAGTTCCAAGGTCGAAGACCCTGAGGCTTTCTTTGCTTTCGTGCTTGAAAGTGGCCGTACTGAGCTGTTGTTCGCTCGTGCGGCAGACAAGGCGGTAGAGGAGTATATAGAGCAAGCCAAGGTGCCGCCGCCTGGAGTGAAAATAGAGACGACTGAGAGACTTAACTTTAGGACGAAGCAATGAGTGACCCTCGTTTTATAGTTATGGATGACCTCGCTGATGAGGAAGTTACAGAGGAAATAAAAAGCAATGTCACAGCATGGTGTGAAGAGATGATAGACAAAAAGTCGAAGAGAGAGCGAAGCGAACCGCAACCCGAACCTAACTTCGGACCTCGGCCGCCGTTGCAGCCGCATCCCTACCCCAGTAGTGAGCACGCCAACCCCGCGAAGCCTGCGATTAGCAAGCCCGTGATCAAGCCAACCATTACCCGGCCCGTATTGCGTGGAGGGAAAGAATAATGCCTTTGGAGATACCTAAGGGCTCTATCGATGAGCTAATCAAGCAGGTTGAAACGGCAACTAAAAAGATAAGCATGGAGAACTTAAACCTTCATCTTATCGTGCTTGCCGTCTCTCAAGCTGACATGTGTATGGCTAGTAGTCAGCACGTTGCCGACCCCCTAACCAGGATCAATCTACTTACCGAAGCTATAAAGATGGAGTCCGGTAAATTACAGCAGGCTCTTCACAATGCTGCGCAAGCAGAGGTAATGAAGGTAGTTCAACAATCGACCGAAAAGATGACTAAACAATAGGAGTAACCATGCAAGTCCCTGCCCACCTCGCTAAGTTCGCCGCAAAGTTCAACGATGCCTCTAAGTTCACGATGCCCTCTGGTATGTCGTTCCCTCATATCGCTATCGGCAAGGAGCGGTTTACTGCTATCGATGCTGAGGGTAACGAAACTCTTCTAGGTCTGGATGGTTTCGAGTTTATTGCTGTAGACTCTAACCCCGCTACTTCCAAAATTTATTACGATACCCCCTATGCTGGCGATGCGGAAGGGGCACCTCCCGCTTGTTACAGCGATAATGGCTACTATCCCGATATCCGGGCCTCTAAGCCTCAAGCAGAGTCTTGCGCGCTCTGTCAGTGGTCCTCATGGGGCTCGGCTAAGTCCAAGCTGACTGGCAAGGATATCAAGGCTTGCCAGGACTTTAAGAAGCTTGCGGTGCTCCCTCTCCACGAGGAAATCGAAGACGTGCACATGTTCCGCGTATCTCCAGCGGCGCTTGGCAATTGGAGCCGGTACGTTAACGAACTGCGCAAGATCGGCGGGGATTGCGGCTTTGAGGTCACACCTTCTCTGGTTGTTACCAATGCCTTTTGGAGCGAGGCCAAGAACGTCATGGACTTTGAGTTCGTAGACTTCTTGGACGAGGACACGGGTGCCTATGTTGAGCAGCTCAAAGAAGAGAATGTGCACGAGGCTTGGATAGGTCTCGATGCCAAAGCGCAGGAGTACCCCATGCTATCGAGCCAGCCGCGGGGGCAGCAACAGCGCCTGGAGGCACCCAAGGACACGAGGCGCCCGTCAGAAGAACGCATCCAAGACGCGGAAGTGGTTGAGGAGAAGACACGGCGCGGGCGCAACGGGGGTACTTCGGCAGAGAAGTCCGTTCCTTCCGCAAGTGCTCGCAGGGGCCTGAAGTCAGCTGAGCCCGTTCCCGGCCGCGCCCGTGCCGATGCCCAGGCCCTCGGGGCCACGCAGGGCGAGGAACGCAAAATGACGCCCATCGAGATTGCCAAGGCCCGTGCAAAGGCTCAAATGGCAGCCCGTGCGTAGTACTCTTCCAAGCAGGTAGCAGGGGTCTGTCAAGGCCCCTTTTTTGTCTGTGGGGGAGGGCATGAGTGAGGATTTAGAGCGTTTTTACAACGCGATCTGGGCACCGGCCGGGCATCGCGTATTGGCTCGTGCTTGTCCAGGCGGGGGTATGGAGCACTTTTGGGGTGCCTCCACGGATGAGCTGTTATTCAGTCAGCGCGGACGGCTGCGTCAGCACGGCATGTTTCATTCGGTAGCCACTTTTAGAAGAGTGGATGCTAGGGACAATATTAAGAAAGAAGGGGTGAAGATCGGAGAGCTTAGGAGGTTCAAGCAGTTAGTTCTATGGAGTAAGTGCGGACATAACGAGATAGACATTAGAGAAGGGAAAGATAGTTATGTTGACGTTGACGAGGTTATTAGAGCTATTGAACCCATTGAAGGAGAACTTCGACAAAGAGCACTTATTGTCTGGAGTGGAAGCGGAGTTCATCTTTATTGGATTTACGAAAGACCAGTTGATAGTAACACGTGGTGGTCAGATACTCTTGTGCGCGAGTCCCTTATGCGAAGATTTAATATCAAGGGTCATGATTCACCTGTCGCTAAGGACCGCACAAGATTACTTAGAGTACCCGGTAGTATTAATGAAAAGTATGGCACCCCAGTTAGACTTATCCGATGGCATGACTGCGAACGAACCCCCCGATACATCCCCCAAATAAGCCTAGATACAAAAGAGCAAGAGGATGCCTACCAAGACCGGCGTTATAAACATTTAACACCTGAGTTAGTCTTAGAATGTTGCCCCCAGCTTCGTCAGTTCAAAGAGTACCCTGAGAAGCAAACTTATAACGAGTGGATAGGGTGTGCATCTCTTCTTAGGCGCATACCTGGAGGCCGGGAGAAGTTTCTTGAGTGGAGTGCTAACGATAAAGAAAGGTTCGACTATGATACCGCCGAAAGTCATTTGGACTCCCTTACAGGTAAAGACGCGCAAGCATGTGAGAAGTTTCTGGAAGAAATATCAGTTTCGCCATGTCAATCTTGCATACATGCTCAAAAAAAGAGCAATCCGCTTAAGATCGCCCTTACCGTTCACAGTTCGTCTATTCCAGTCATTGAACCGTCCGATACGCCCCTCCCGCCCGGATATACTTTCAACGGCACCAAGATCGTTATTGGCGAGGGTAACCTCCAAGCCAAGGGGCAGGGTGGCTTACCGGTATCGTCCAAGCCATTCTATGTGGATGGGCTCTATGTGGATGAGGCCAGCAAGGCCCAAACACTCTTGGTTCGGTATCTCGATCCTACCGGTAAAAACTGGCTTCAAGCAACTGCCCCAATGGGGAAAGCTCTTTCGAACCCTACTCAGGTCTTCGGAGACAAGTTAGCCTTAACGGAGCGGTCTAGACTTTATCTTTTCGATTCGGTGACACTATATGAAGAGCGTATTATGAGTGAAGGTAGAGATAGTATACTACCGGTTGTTAAGTATATGGGTTGGCATAAGAGCACTAAAGGTGGATATTGCTTCAATTACGGTGATAAGCTTATAAGTGATCGTGGTGTGTATAGAGTCATCACAGACCCCAACAATGCTAAGCTTAGAGAGCTAACTGACCTAATGGAGGTAGACTACCATGATCCAGAAGAATTGGAGAGAGCTTATCAGGATTGGCAAATCCTGGCTTGTGAGTACGCAAACGATAAGTCCGTCCCTCTTGCTTGCCGTATTTTTCTCCTTCTTGGGTTTGTTTCTCCCGTCGTTCGTCTTATAGCCGAAGGACAACAATTTGGGGGATTAGTTGCCAATATTTGGGGGAAAACAAACTGGGGTAAAACGCTTGCCATGATTGCCGCCACAAGCATTTACGGCAAGTCTAAAATGATATTGCCCGTTAATGTTAGTGAGGCAGCCCTTTACCATGCAGTCTCCTGTACTCCCAATCTCCCTATTTGCGTTGATGAGTTTACGAGTTCGCAGATTGTGAAATCTGGGGCGAAGGGCATCCATGACTTTATCAAAAGCTTCGCGGACGGGCAAGCACCGGCCCGGATGAATAGCGATGGCACCGCGCGTGCGTCGAAGAATTGGAATACGTTGGCGCTGACCTCCGCGAACGAACGGTTCGTGGACCTCATGCGCGCCTATGGCGGGCAGGATGACGTACGCGCTGCCGAGATGCGTGTCGTAGAGCTGCCGTTGCCGCAGGGCGAGGCGGATGAGAGCTTGAGGAGCCAGGACTACACAGCCTTTACCCGGCTTACGGGGCTGGCTGGGCCGCGGTGGATACGCCACCTCTGCAAGCCTGGGGTCCAGCTATCTCTCAACCGTTGGATGAGCGGGTATGAGTGCCAGCAGCTTCCCTCCGAGGCGAGGCTGCTGCGTAAGCTGGCGGGGTTAATGGAGTGGACCATGAAGGAGCTGTGGAATGAAACGCGGCCATGCTGGTTGGAAGACGGATGCCTTGGTATGGTGAAGTTCCCGTTCCATGACATTATGGACTTCTACTTTGAAAGTCAGATCGGCCATGCCAAGGAAAGTAAGGCTGCTCACACACTGCCTCCGGTTGTTCAGTCTATTTTAGACTTCCTGGATTTGAACAAAGACAAGTGCGCTATCTATAACAGCTACCCTAATGGGAAAGTAGATGCGCCTAGGAGAGCTAAGTTGCTGAGACCAACGAATGATGATATGCCTATCATTAGAAACGGAGGGGCTACTAATAGCTTTGTTGTAGATATTAAAATGCACTATATACCCCATAATGCCTTGATGAATTATCATAATAAGCGTATGGGCACTAGAGGATTTACGAATGAGATAGAGAAGCTTGTTAATGAAGGGGTAACTAAAAAAGTCTTGCATAGAGTGAATGGTAATGTAAACTATGAAAAGGGGGAGGAGCCATGCTGGCGCTTCCCTAGAGATGTCATCGAACACTGGCTGAAAGGATAAGGTAGTGGAAAAGAAGATTGACGTTGACAATCTTTCACAGGAACCTAAGGCACCCGCCAACGATAACGGCTTCACTGCTGAAGACCGTGCCAAGCTGGCGGAGCTTCTAAAGATCGCAGAGGAGCTTAAGGCGAAGCTGGACTCTTATCTAGGATGAACCAGGACTCCCTAAAGTTGCTGCTTAATTACGAACCGTCCACAGGTGTATTTACGTGGAAGGTTAGTAGGGGAAGTGTAAAGCCTGGGAAAATAGCGAATAATAGGGATAAAGATGGGCATGTGCGAATTAGAGTGAATGGTAGGCTCTATTTCGCACACGCATTAGCTTGGCTGTATATGAAAGGAGGGTGGCCTGTAGGTGAAGTTGACCATATAGACTTAATCAAAGATAACAATGCGTGGAGTAATCTTAGACTAGCCACGCACCAACAAAATAGCCATAACCAGGAGGCACGTAGGAACAACAAGCTCGGTGTAAAGGGTGTATGTATTAGTCAAGGCAGATATGAGGCTAAAATAGAACATAGAAGGAAGACCATACATCTAGGTAGATACATTACTTTGGAAGAAGCTAAAGCGGCCTATGATGAAGCCGCTAGTATTCTTCATGGTGAATTTGCTAAGATTGCTTAGCTGCTTCTAGCTCTAAAGTAGCCTTATATTCTTGTTCTCTAGCATCTCTTAGTTTAAATAAATGTGGCTGTTCTGCACGGATTGCCCTCAAGGCCGCGAGATGATCTCTAGCTACTTCCTTCGCCTTTTTGGCGGTGTAGGCGATTTCGTCCCGCTTGAAGTCCTGAGCCATGAACAGCTCGCGCCACTTCGCTTGCTCTTTGCGCCACTCAGGCCCGCAGAATTGGGCTGGCAGAAATGCAATCGTCTCCACTTGCCGGAAGAACTCCAGGTGCACACGGCTGAATCGCGCTTCCTTGTCCCGCTCGTAGGCACCGTCGACTTGCAGGGTTAGGAACTCGGAAGAAAGTCTGCGGCCCTTGCGGGAAGCACCACAGCAGGGACACGTGCCCTCAGCGGCCTCAAGGGTCTCTAGATCGATAACGTCAAGCTCTTGAATGACGATGGCGTCCACGGCACTTACTCCTTGTTGGGGAGTAAATACCCTATCTATATGAAAAGTTCAACCCCAGCCCATGTTTTTGTAGCTTAGGCAGTACCTTCTCAAGCTTGTAGCCGATATCGTTGCGATACATGCAGCTATTTGGGATGTGTATCTCTTTTAAATTAGTGTAAGCGTTGTCACTGGCCTCTTTAATAGTAGAGCCATGACCAGTAATGCAACAAATATTATCACCAGCGGTAACCCATTCACCAGCCCTATTCTTCTTCATCATATAGGGATGGTGATGAAGATTACCATCTTCAAAACCGAATACCGGAATCCCATTAACTTCCTTACCTGTTAGATGAGAGTAGGGAAAATCGGGTATAGCAAGTACCACACCGCTAGTAACAATATTAGTGCGAAAAGACGGAGCCCTATTCTCGTAGAGATTAGTGACAAAATCACCCTTATTAATTGAGAGTTGAAGCTGGAAACACGGCCACCCAGGTCTGCAAGTAAACTCAAGCGGGTAGATTTGGCCATTGTTGGCAACGATGCAGTTGAGGTTGATAAACCCGCAATAACGATGTGCCGTTAAATGATCGGTAAGAGGACTGAGGACTTTTTCGGCAATTTTGGAAGTTCTAAAGGCAGCATTAATTGTTCCCATTTCTCCGGTTGCCGGGCCAATGTCTCCAGACATAAATTTCTTATGCTCAAAAGACTCATGGAATCCAGCGTCCTTAGACCAGCCTTCCCCGTCGAACCATCCTTCGGCACCGAACTCCACTCCTTCTATGAAATCTTGAAGCATGAACTGCTGCTTAAGCTTGCCTAGCTTGCGCCAGCGATCAAGCATATAAATCATGTCTTCCGGAGACTTGGAGACGTAGGTTAGAGATTTATCGTCCTGGTCGTTCCCGAAGGGTTTAGACACCAAGCGAGTGTCACGCTTTTGCACGTAGGCAATTGCGGTGTCGTAGTCGTTAAAGACCCTATAAGGGGCAACAGGGATACCATACTTATCAAGTAAATCTTGACCATATTTCCTATCGCTCTCCCATCTTGCATGCTCTTTAGTTGGACCTATCCAGACTGTAGACTTAGGAGTTGTCTCTCTCAGCCTATCGAAAGTGTGCATTAAGTTAGCATTATCAGCGATAAAAACAACGTCTGCGCTATTAGTAACCCTACCAATATCTCCTCTAATACGGCGCACGACATTTTCACCAATGAACCGTATACTGGGCTTATCTCTGATAAAATGGACAACATCGTGTCCCTGGCTTTGAGCTAGGAGAGAAATATCGAGGGCTAACCCGTCAGGGTCTAATAAAACGAATTTCATTGGTATACAGGATAATTATAAACTGATTGCCAGAAAACCCACACTGGCCCAAGTAGAAGATCATTTCTTTTTTCTCCTACTCTTGCTGGGCAAACTAGCCTCATCAGCTGCAATAGCTTTGGCTTGCTTAGGATTAGTGACCTTAGGTCCCTTCTTAGAACCGGAGTGAAGAGTGCCGTGTTTAAACTCGCTCATTACTTTACCGAATTTAGCTTTAGCGGCACTCTTCTTTTTCATAACTAGCTACTCGTTACCGTCCAGCTAACAGTTAGCGGGACATTGTTGAGATTATAGCTGACGGAGCCACTAGCGGCTACCGGAATATTGGCCTCTTCGATGTAGTTAGCCACCGCCCCCACGATGGCTGACATGACCGAAGAGTCAACGGCATTGAGGGCACCCGATACCGAGGACGTAATGCTGATTGTGACTGTTGCAGTGGTTGCCATTGCTACTCCGATACTGCGATGATTGCGGTGAGGCTACCAGTACCGGCGCACCCATAAAGGTTTGCGCGAGCGTATAGAATAGGCATGGTAGGTCCTCCAGTAATAAAGCCCCCAGTAGGGATACCAGCACTGCTTTGTCCTGCTAAGTCATGAAAGTTCACTCCATCTACGCTACCTTCTAAGGTAATGGAGAAAGAAGTAAACCCAGACCACTCAACTTGCATACCGACATTAACTTTTGGGGTATCAAAGGAAACTACCGATCCTATAGCATCGGTAGTTGCAGCTACCAAGGACTGTCCTACTAGTGGCATGATTACCTCTCAATGTGAACAAGCTCAAAGTCAGCAGTTGGGTTTGCCCCAAGACCGGGGAACCACGGAACGATAACGGCTTGCCAGCCTGGAGGTACAGGGATCGATGGGCAAGTGGACACCATTCGGCTTGGGCAAACGGCTTGCGCAGCTGTTAGACCCGCATAGGAGTTCGTCTCATCTCCACCGAAACTAAGAACATACTCACTACCAGCGATGCCGATACCGCCCATGCTTCCATTGGCCACAAGTGCCGCAACGTTTGATGGCGCCGCATTGACACTGGCTGTCGAGGATGACTGATAGAGGAAGTTGCACTTAGACTGTATAGAACTAGCAGGATTTACGTTCTTTGGAGAAATAGCCGTGACGTGGTTGGTAGTGATCAGCATATTAGTGATAAGGTCCAGCCAAATAGCAAACCGGAACCCGGTCATAGTAGTAAACGTACCGGCTACCATAAGCTTAAGGTAGTCTAGATAAGCAACCGGTCCACCAGGGGAATTATTGTTTTGGAAGAAAAAACAGCCGGCAGTGTTTGCATAAGATGTCGCTGTTGGAAAAGTAACGCCGGTTCCCGGTACGTTGCAAGTGGAGAAAAGAGTACCCTCACCGGCTACAGAGTGCTTTTTCCCTAGATAAATATTAGCTGCCATCTCGCCATATGTACTAAGACGAATATTAGTCTGCGCAGCGGGGTTATCTGGGGTTGCTTGAGGTAGAACCTTGGAGGCTACAAAGCCAACAAGCTGAGAAATTACGCCAATACCTGCCATGTTATTACTCCAAGTTAGTTACTAGTTTGAGAGCTTCGTGTTTGTATTGTTCGTAAGCATCGCCGTATGTAGCGGTCATGAAAAAGTCTAGGGCATTGACAATAGCTAACAAATATGACAACACATTAAGGTCATAGTAAGTATTGGGGCTACCAATAATATTTAGGTTATTACCTAAACTATCCGTGAAAGAAATTAACTGTTGATTTGCGGGGACCTGCACCGATGTGTTAAAAATAGACCCGACAGTAGAGTCAACTGTACTACCCGTTTCAATAGCAGTAATGGTTGGGGCACCAGGAAGTCCAGCTAGGTTATATTGAGTTCCCGGAACACCAACAATAGACATATTATTATTAGCTTCATCGGAGAAGGTAACTATCTCAACAACAGGCTGACCCCTAGTTACCGCTACCGTTACATTATCGGCCATTTCTTAATCCTTAATGCGCAAAGAACGTGGGGTGCTTGCGCCCGGTTTGAGTTGTACCAAAGAAGATAGGTTTTGTCGAGGGTTGCCGCCGTGCTTGGTCGCGGCGTTCGAAGAACAGCTTACGAGCCCAAGCCTTGCGGGCTGCCTTATGCTCTTGCCGTGCCGTTTTCTCAGGATTAGCAAGCCATTGTCCCATGGGGCGTACTCCCAAAGTCCCACGCAGGGCACCCGGAATTGCCGAGCCAGCCGTGGCCGTACCCGACTGCTGGAGCGCAATAGGCTCACCAATTGTCCTAAGAATATGCCCAGCTGCCTGTTCGATCTGCCTGGACAGGGGATCGTTGACGTTCCGGACCGGCACCCCCCGGTAGTCCTGTTTGTTCACAAGTTCTTCCCTAGCGGCACGCCACGGGGGCCGGACTTTGTTGCTCAGCTCCATGACGGGGTCATGGTAATAGCCAAGCAGGTCTTTGAAGTTACCGGGAAGGAGAAGACGCTCTTCCGAGCCATCGGGGTTTTGGCCGCCGGTCCTAGGGGCAATGAGGTCGCGCGGGCTTCCAGGCGGCTTGCCGGACATGAAAAATTGAAGCGCCGCGGCCATGGCGCTTGTGGTGATCGCCGCGGCGAGCACATAGGCTGCGTTCTGCGATAAGGGTTCCTTCCGGCCCGTGGCCGCCTTGGCCGCGTACCGGCCCAAATCCACGGTGCCCTGGCCATAGGCTCTAAGCGCCCCGAACGTCCAGCCTGGAGCCATCAAAAGCAAGTTAGCGGTTTGTTTGAGAAGGGGCGCAACCATGACATTCTGCTGCGTCATGAGCCCTTCCACGTTCTCTATCGAGTCCGCCGCCCTCTGCGCCTCCCTAACAAGCTCCTCATCCGTGGCTTGCGGGTTCTCATCCATGAATCGATTAAGCTTTTCATAGAAGGCACCCGCCTTCACACGGGGTATAAGATGAGCAAACAAAGGATGCATAACGCTATCGAGAGTACGAGCCATAAGGCTATATGTGTTACCCACTGCACTAAGTGGCTTACGAGGATTAAGGCCCTTGACGGTTTCCCCAAATTCTCGTCCAAGCAATCCTACCTTATAAGCTTCCACCCAATTCATATGACCGGAGGCCCGGTAGATCGGTTCGAATTCCGCAACCGTCATATTAGACTGAGCGAGCAAGGATGCAATCTTACTTTCTCTAATGCTAGAAGCTGTAGCTTTGCCCGTGAAAACATCGTGAAGAACGGACCCTTTACGGTATAGGAATACCGGAGCACCGGGGGCACCCGCCAACTGCTTCACAGCTGACCACGGGCGGCCCGCGTCCAAGGATTTGACAGCATTCTGAACATTAAGTTCTATCGCTCCATGAGCGATATTAAGAGCATGATAACCACTAAGTCCAAGAACAAAACCAGTGCTAGCATTGAGAGCACGTATAGTTCCAAGATAAAGCTTCCCCATGTCTGTGTGTTCATGAATTCCCGGCCCCCACATGTTTTCCCAGACACGGGCTACATCCTCCGCTGCGTAAATGCGCCTACGGCCAACATGCTTTAAAAGTGTAGTACCGATAGGTTCACGTTGATAATTACCAAGCCTTTTAGCATAGTCTAATTTAAGCATTTCTTCCAAGGAGTCTTCCTTAGCGAAGAAATTAAATACATCTTTCATATACTGAAACTGAATTTCAATGGGATCGTCAAACTTAGCATGAAGCCCAGCAGCTTCACCTTCCCTATAAGTAGCATACTTCTTTTCCATGAAGTGTCCTTTAACAGACATCTTCTTTCTATCTCTCATTCCCTCTTTCCAATATTGAGAGAGATAGTCTTCCTGGAACTCTTTTTGCTTAAATGCCGGAAGAGCTTGAAACCTCTTAACTATTCTTTCATTCGTGTCTTTTAGTGCTTTGACAAAGCTAACCCAGTCAGCATTTATATTGTTAAGCGCGGGGACTACATCTCTGTAACCCTGAATATAGTCCCTAATCATCTTCTTAGTGACATCATCCAAGGCATTTATCTGCTTGCGGTAAGCATCGAGTTTAGCGGCTTCTTGAACGAAGAAGCGGCGGCTTTCGCCAACGGCAGCTCGCACGATTTGGTGAGCCTGCCTGGCACCGGGTGAAGCCGTAGAGGGAGAAAGGTAAGCTTGCAGCTCATGAAAGGCATTCTTAAGGGGGTTCTTAGAGACGGGAGCCATACCCTTGAGCGCCCGCGAAGGTGCGGATGGAGGCACCTTACCGCCACGGGGACCAGCAACCGGCCGCATGCCGGAGGAACGGGGAGCACCGTAAGCTTGCGGAACTGGCTGCTTAGGACCGATGGCGCCGCGCGTGATAATTTTGCCCTTACGCTTCTTGCCACGGGGACCTATGGGGCCAGCGCCCCTTTCGTCGGTAATGAACCGCTTGGCCTTCTCTATGAAAAGATCGGTAAACGTCTTTTCATGAGCTGCTTCGCGAGGCTGACGGCCACCGATGAGCGGAGGTCCCTGACGCTCGGGCTTGGGAAGAGAAGCAGCCAGCCGCGTACCTTGCTCAGGAGGGAGTGTGTCCGCGAGGTCCAAGGTGCCAGCAGCATCGGGGATATACGGCGAAAGTCTAACCTCTTGCCGCGCTTCATCGATCACCCATGGCGCAGGCATCGAAGGCACTTCCTCGAACTTCTCCCCTATTCTGCGGCCGTAAGTGTAGAGATGACGGGTAAGAGAGCGAAGGTCTTTTTCATAGAACACAGTACCTTTGCGTCTTTCCAGTGCTTCCTTAGGGGCACTCTCAATCTCTCTCTTATAAACCTCAAAAAGATCTGAAATAGGTACGGGCTTATTAATCTCCCCATTCGTTAATTTATAATATGCACCGGTAGCAAAACTAGGATTAAGAAGGTAAGTAGCTAGCTTCTGAAAATATTTTTGCTGAGGCTGCTCCAAGGCTGGGGAGTTCTTAAGCCGGTCGATAATGGGCTGTACATCTCTGATTGTGGAGGCGTTGGTAAGCGCTTCCCTAAGCTGTGGGGTTTCTTGAACAAGTTGCGCGCGCTGATTAGCTTTTTGGCGTTTACTTACAGCAGATTCCCTAGAACCGGGGCTCATCCGGGTCATATCCGGGAAGCGGTCCATAATGCCCGGTTCGAACTCACGATGATGCTTGGCTCCGGGAGGTCCTTTTATCTTTGCAGCTCGCGACTTATCGTAACCTACACCGGGTATAAGTTTTTGCTTAGTAGGAGGCTTACCAACTTGACCGGGGCTAGCAGCTCTTTCCTCTTTCCTTCTTTCAGCTTCAAGCTTACGGTAATATTTCCGCATAAGCTCTTGCTGCTCTACTGGACCTAGTTTATTCCATTCTACTCCATAAGTGTTTCTGGCAATAGCGGGCCAAGCGTATTTAGTTCTTTCTTCTTTAACTTTTGGGGCCGTGGCTTTCTCGATACCTTCTTGGAAGGCTTTAGCGGCATCTTTGAGGGCTGTGTGCCTTTCTTTGGCGGGGAGTCCTTCGGAGGCTTCCTTGGCAAGCTCGTATTCTCTCTTTGCAATATCGACCATACGAGCTTTCTGGCTCGTCCTATTCATAGCAGCTTCCCTAGAACCAGGACTCATCCGGGTCATGTCCGGGAAACGATCCATAATTCCCGGCTTGAATTCGCGATGGTGCCGGTACTCAGGTGCCCTGTCCCGTGCGCGGGACGTGAAGCGGGTAACCCGGCGCTGGGCGGCCTCCAAACTTATGCCCTCATCGGCCGCGATCTGCTCGGGTGTGCGGGCACGGCTCGCGATTAGAGCTTCGTTCTCCCGTTGCTTCCGCGCAAGGACCTCCCTTGCTTGGGCCTCTGTAAGAGGAGCCGGGGTCTTGGGTGTTGCCGGTTGCTCCAGCACCGGCTTAGCCAGCATGGGTTCGCGAGGCACTTGCGCGGCGATATTGCGCGCAATCGGAGATGGCTCCGGCTGGCTTGCCCTTGCAAGGATTTCGCGCATGGGGGTCTGTACAACAGGTGCACGGGGCATGGGCTCACCCGCATAGGAGGGCACGCTACGGGTGAGTTGTTCGGGTGTGGGGGCTACATGGCCGCCGCGTCCCATCTCTCCAGCCATGAAGAACTCAGGCACCCGCCGCGCCCACTCAGGCGTTGCCTCCTGCGCCGCGCGCACGGCTTCGCTGGCTGGCGTAGCTATCGAGGGCGGCGGACCTCCGGTCAGATACCACTTATAGTCCTGGTAGGCCCGGATTAGCGGATCGAGGGCACCCCCAATATTGTACCGCCCCTGAGACAACTGGCTGACAGGATCGAACTGCAAGACCATGCCCGCCGCTGGCGCGCCAATGTTCTCCCCGAACCGCTGACTAAGCGTGGGGGTAACCTTCTGTCCGGAAGGACCGAACTGAAGGGGTGCGCGAGTTGCCATGCCCGGCCGGGGGGGCTGGCCTTCCTCACCTCCGCGCATAACTTTTTCCGGCTCTATGAACTGAACAGGGGCATACTTACTTGTCTTACCAAGTGTGGTAGTAGAGTCCGTAACTTTAGGTGCACGAGTTTTATCGGACTTCGCGGTACGGTTAACATCATTGTCATTAGGTCCGAAAAATGTTGCCATTACTTAACGGGCTCTATACTTCCGTCCTCAGTGAACCTATATTTCTTACCACTCCTAGTGGCTAGGATAGTGTTCGGAGGAACTTCATAGCCCCCACCTTCACCTTGTGGGAACTTAGCGGCGACGGCAGCCTCAAGCTCTTGATAATCTCTATTGGGTATGCCAAAGGGATTCTGTGCTTCCTGAGTGGCACCCCTAGCTCCGGGGCGAATGGACCCATACTGAGCGTCTATCTCCTTCTGCTTCTGCGCAGCTTGATCGAAGGTCATCTCGCCGCTGGCCACGGCAGCCCGGAGTGTGTCCATGTCCTTATCGCGCTGTGAGGTCAAAGAAGACCGCTCCGAACGCTCCATGGCTGCCGAGCGGGTAGCCTCAGCCTGAGAGCCGCGTTGCGTAAGCGCCCGTTCAAGCCGGTCCTCGCGGGCTCCGGCAGCCCGCTCGCGCTCGATTTCGGTACGCATATGTAGTTGCTGCACCGCGTCGGCGCGCATGGCCTTGGCTTGCGTCTGAATTTGGGTCTGAGCTTGCTGGATAGCCAGGGCGCGCTGGTACTGCTGTTGCTGGTTCACCGCCGGTGGAAGAGCCTGTACGCGCTGACGAAGTTCACCGTAAGCTTGCTGCTCCCATTGCTGGATAGGGTCTGCTTGGGGCATAGCCTGGACCTGGGGAACAGGCCCTTGGGGCTGCATACCCCCTTGGGCTTGCTGAGGAGCCGTTTGCAGCATCCCCTGAGGCATCCCTTGGGGTTGCTGCTGAGGCATGGGTGCTTGCGGTTGGGGCTGCATGGGCTGAGGGATGCCCATGCGCATAGCATCAGGACTTGCGAACGGGTTAGGCTGCATCCCCTGGGGCTGAGGTGGAGACAACTGCGGCATGCCCGGGCCTATACCCGGCATCGGCTGTGCTCCTTGGAACTGTGGGGGCATGCCACCTTGCGGGGGCTGAGGCATCGGCTGTGCCCCAGGAAGGCCTGCAAAGGGAGAGAGCTGAGCACCTTGGATCGTGGCCGCGCGCTCGTCCGCGTAACGCTGAGCATTGATATCCGGCCGGGACATGTGCGCAATCTGTGCCCGCAAGAGCTGATCTTGCAAACCTGCCTGTCTTTGATTTTTCTCAAACTCTTGCACAAGTAATTTACGGCGGGCTTCTTCGTCCGCCATCTGTTGCACCTGCAATTGAGCTTGGTTATAGGCGCCCGGCACCGCCCCAAGCATGCCTTGCCAAGAAAAGCCCGGCATTACTAACTCCTAAAGTAAGCTACCGACGCCCTTAACCAGGGATGCACCCATATTGCCGCCAAAGAGAGCGCCGAGACCGGACCCGATGCCAGTAGCATATTGGTTATTAGCCATTCCAGCCTGAACTGCATTAGCGGTATTAGCATTAGCGGCACTATAATAGCTAAGATAGTCCTGTAGCTGTTGTTGCTGGTTGGCGGTGAGTAAGGGCAGGAATTGAGCAAGATCGGTGTTGATGCCAGTCTGTGTCTGATAAGGCAAAGCCCCGCCCTGGGCGATCTGACCGGCTCCTTGCGCCCCAAGCGCAGCGCCCGTAGTCGCGGCACCCGTGCCCGCGCCTAAGAGACCCGCGATGGTGTTCGCCCCGGTTTGTTCCCGGCCGAGCTGCGACTGCAACCAGTTGGTGTTGAAATATTGATCGGATTGAGCCCCCACACCAGCGGCCCAAGGCGTAAAGCCAAGACCGGAGCTAGCAAGAGTGGCGTTCGTAAAATCAGTGTTAGCTTGGTGCTCCTGCCCGTAAAGCTGCTGCTGAGGATCGTAAGCAGTATTAAGCGTAGCTTGAATAGCTGGGGAAAGCTGACCGGGAACACCAGCAAACATATTGGAGGTGCCAATATTTTGAGCACCCTGCGCTTGAAGAGCCTGCCCTCCCGCTTGGGCGCCTTGCATGGCTCCGGTAACACCAGGGTTGTTGGCTTGGTTATAATATAAGCTTTGGAATTGGGGTGTATACTGACCTAGACCTTGTATGCCACTAATAGCTCCAGACTGAGCGGAACCTAAGTTAGGGTCCATAGGGACATTAGGTACACTACTTCCACCCATACTCATAACCGTTTTACAAAAACGGCCTCCCTGAATTTGTACCCCAGACTAGCAAATAAGTTAGCTCTTGGTTTACCAGTGTGGCTTTTAGACCTACGAGAAACTTGAAACTTAATCTCAATACAATCTAGCGCCAAAGCAATTTTTTCTGCGTATCTTATGAGTTTAAACCCATTCATACCTTTACGGTAGTCAGGGTGTAGGTAAATAGCACTTACATCCGCAATATAACCGCCAAGACCCCAAAGGTCCAAAAGCTTAATAATACCCACAAACCCAACAAGGGTATTCCCGTCAAAGCATCCGCAAATATGTAGCATTCCAGCATCTACAAATCTCTGATATTGTTGCCAATCGATACTAAGGGAATGCTGCTTAGCGGTAGACGCGGATTCATTATAACCAAGATGGAGTAAATCATTGGCCTCGGAAAGTTCCCTAAGACCAATGATTTTATATGTTAGGCTCACTTCAACTTACCACCATCTTTGCTAGTACCCGTACCGACAGCCACGCCTTCGCGAGTTGCACCCTCGTTAACACTACGGCTACTATTAATTCTCCTAGAAGAGTCCATCTGAGAAGGAGCGTTGGACGATAGCCCCTCATGCAGAGAATGATGATGGCCTTTACTAGTGCTTCCGCTGTTGCTCATATCGTTATTCCCAATTTAACCAGATTGTTTGCCCCGTACCCGGCGACACCACAAGGCCTTGCGCGCATATGATCGGTTGGGGTGGCGAGCAGTCGCCTGCTACCGCTGGTAAACCCGCAACCGCGTTCGTGGATGCCGCCGCGCCTGTCGTGGCTGCATCGTTGAGTGTACCAGCAGCAGACCCCGCCACGCAAACGTTAATTGCCCGGATTATGGTCTGGCCAGTCTTGAGCACGGCCTGAGAGAAATAAGTTCCCGTTGGCATTTCGTCTCCTAGTTCGCATTAACAGCATCTACCCAACCTGCAACTGCTAATATATTACCTGTGTTACTAGACCAAAAGTAAATGCTATTACTTTCCAAGGGTATATTTGTAACCTGACTTTCCGTTACATTTGAGGCACTTGAATTTCTAGATATCCATGGCATGGGATTACCACTTACCGGGGCAGCATAGTTTGCATTAGGAGCCACACCAGACTCAAGCCCGCTTACAGAATATAAGTTAGACAGCACTTCGGTGGAAGTAGTTGGGCTACCAGTATTATTACCTGTGACCTGATATGCAACCCAAGAACTAGTAGCACTAGTCGTAGTAAAAGGATACGATGACGTATTGCTAGTACCTGTTATAACATATCTAGATTTGTTTCCTGTTTGTAATGTTCTATAGAGGTTGTTACTACCATCTGTCTCCATAGCCCCTACACGGTAAAAATATGTGTACCCACTCGGAAGTGTAGGAGACGAAGAGTTGGTACTAGCTAGACAACCAGTAGTAGACAAATTTGAAATGATATAAATGTTATACCATGTAGATGCAGCTATGCTTCCAGTATCTAAACCATTTAGTCCGTTTATACTCAAGTTTAGTGTACAACTAAAGCTAGTGAACGAGGTTGACACTCCAGAAGAGTTAGCCAAAGTCACATATGTAGCAGATACATCTATTTTAGTATTTGGTGTAGTGCCATCATTCGTTATTTTAAGAGAATTAGCTCCAGGTAAACTATGCCCTATTGAACTATTAGGTATCGAAGGATTAACTAATTGTCCGATGTTCCAATTAGTCCCATCCGTAATCGCTAATAGCATCTCCGATGCTTGAACTGCAAAGGTGGATCCGCCCGTAGGCACAAAGGCACCGGAGGGCGTAGATAATGTAGCGACTGCGGAAGCCCCGCTGTTGAAAGCTAGGGTACAAACTTGTGCTGGAGCACTTGAGGGCGTAGGTAAATTAACTGTATAAGTACCAGTGCCAAGACCGTAGTAAGAACCACAACTAGAGGACGCGACAGTAGTTGTAGTAGTTAATCCAGCATTACCAAAAAGAAAGTTTCCAGGCTGGTAACTATTAGTAATCCATTCATATTGAGTGCCATCATATTGTACGCAAGTAAGTTGGCCGGAAGTAAACTCACCACCAGCTAGGGATTGAAGCCCGTAGGGGGTTTGCTTAAGTACACTTGTCACACCAGTGCTATTAACATTTAACGTTGTTCCTCCAGAGATATTAGTAGCCCCAGCGGAAAAGCAAACTATAGGCTTATTAACCAAAGAAAACCCAGTAGGTATAAGAGGGGCAGAAACAACTTGTGCATTAGCAGAACCAGTGGAAGTACCACCAATATAAATTTGGGAGCCACCTTGAGCAGCGGATAGGGGGGTACTGAGACCAACTAAAGCAGTAATATTAGAATTAGTTCCGGCTGTTGCACCATTAGAGTTAACTTGAGAGATAATGTAATTATAATTAGCCATAACTTGGCTAGCATCGGCGGTAGTACCGTTCGTAAGGGTATAAGGAAGTGAACCTATAATCTGCGCTTGGGAAGCAGAGAAAGTAAAGAGGACTAAGAGGCTAACGAGTAACTTGCGCATGATTCTTTACTTTCTTATGATACTTAAGAGTTAGCTTTACTTTTAGCTCATTTACTTGGGCCTGTAAATCAGTTATCTGACGCTGTAAATCAATATCCATTTGGAATTGAACTTTGATCTTGTCTCTTAAATCCTGAAGATCGAAGGCCAGCTTATTTGGGTCTATAGTAGAGTAAATACTTTTGTTAGGAACCTTATCAAACCGTTGACCATAAGAGATAGACATGCTCATAAGCATAAAAACGTAAGCAATACATACAACTATAGTCCGTATGTTAGAAACCATTACATTGCCCTGTAAATTTGTAATTAGCTGTACTAGCAAAGGTGACTTGAACACTTGAAGTGCTAATCGCATTTACTGACGTAATAGCGGATTGATAACCCTGGAAGTTACAAAGCGGCGCATTACTCCAACTGACGGGAGTCGCGAATGTTACCGTGCAGGTAGTAGCAGCAGAAGTTTGCCCGACCACAGTAAACAAACCATTTGTTCCTGTAATACTCGAACCAGAACCATTACAACCAGCAGTTAATGTTGGTGCGTTAGTGCCAGTGCTGGAGTAATCCATTAAGGCTAAGTTAGCCAATGACGGGACTGTAGCACCATTTACCCTGGAAAAATCAAATATACGATTTTGATTAAGCCCTGTTGACAATGGGGTGCCATTATTCTGAAATATATTCGTATAGCTATCAAAGCTATAAAAGGTA